CTGCTGATCTTATGTTTGCCCTTATTTCATCTGAAGATCTTGAAGGACTCGGGCAAATTATGGTGAAGCAATTGAAGAATAGATACAATGATTTGAATATGAATAAGAGATTTGTGTTAGGGGTTGACAGGGCGAAGATGAGATTGTATGATTGTGATCAGTCTGATGGTGGGCAGTTGCTAGATTCTGGTAACGATACTATAGAAGACTCTTTCAAGGGCGAAAATAAATTTGAGGGATTTAAATTTGATTAAATCTGCCACACAAATTTGGGAAGAGATATCTGCTATTAACAACATGCAGATAGAATTCCATATGCTCAATGGAGTTGTACCTGTACTCTTAGTTAGAGATGTATTCAAGCAACCTGACAAGGTTCATGATTTCTTGAATACTCTTGACTACTGGGAGACAAGAAACTTTGGTGACAGTTCTATTGTTCGCCCTGGATTGACCCATGTTTTTACAGAACCATTGAACCCATGGTTAGCAAAAGATTTCACTCAAGCATTTTCTAAACTCTTTGGAGTTTCTAGAATGCGTGTTGATGACATTTATGCATCAGCGATGAGTGGGCATATGACCCTTGATTCTACTGATGGGTTATGCTGCTATCCTCATATAGATTCTGATGTTTATGATAGGGTTGATGACCCTGAGTTCCAAGAATCCATCTTGGTTGCTAATATCAATCTAAGTAAAAGCGTAGATCCTGTAAGCACAGGTTTCTGGTCCTGGAGAGGAAAGCATACCTCTTTGGATTTTACGCGGGATGACAAAAACTCTATCACAAATTTCTATAATAGACATGAAGAACAAAAAACTAATGGATGGTTTCAAATAAAAGATTACGAAGATTTTAAATTTGAAACTACTGCCGATATGATGTATAATAGTCTTGTGATGTATAGCACACATTACTATCATAACCCATATATACTACCGCAGTGGTTCAAAGATAATCATCGTCTTATGATGTCTATCTTCTATGCTTTTGTTCCTCAAGATCTAGATTTTGAAGAGAGAGACTCTGAACTAGTTAGTGCAGCGTGGGAGCACTTTAGACTCAACACTCTGTTTAATTATCACCCACTACAAACCACACCGCAATTTTAATTATGCCTACTTATTCTAACGCTATTGCTGATGCGACACCTGATCCTCAGAGACCCGTAGCAACTCCTCCTCGCCGCCCTCGTGCGAAAGAGTTCTGGGAAGCAGAACCTGGTGATCCTGAAGTGGCAGGTTGGAAAGACAATCCTGAAGATCGTGATGGTCCTCAACTGGGCAACCCCGCAGCACAAACTCCTCCCCCTGTCGCCACTCCCCCCAATCCTCCTGTACAACAGATGCCTGTTGTTGTGACTACTCCTCCTAGTGAGACCACAGAGGTTCGTGGGGATCGTTACCTGGAGTTTGTTGACCAAGTAACCAGTGCTCCTTCTAAGGACAACGCACAGTTCATTGCTCGTCTTGCAACTCTCCAAGCAGAAGGTTGTCAAATCAATCGCCTCTTGACCGCTGCTGTTGGTATCAATGCCGAAGGTGGTGAGTTTATGGAGATTGTCAAGAAAGTCATCTTCCAAGGCAAACCCTGGGATGAAGCAAACATTGAGCACCTGAAGATTGAACTGGGTGATGTCATGTGGTATGTTGCTCAGGCATGTATGGCATTGGACATCTCTCTGGAAGAGGTTCTGGATCGTAACATCGAAAAACTGTCGAAGCGTTATCCCGCTGGCACCTTTGATGCCTACTACTCTGAAAATCGTCGGGCAGGAGATCTGTGAATGACCTTAAAATCCCTTTTGCTATCGTATCTTTCCTGCTGGTTCAAGGTGCGGGTGCTGTCTGGTGGTCCTCACAAATAGACGGAAGGGTTAAAACTCTTGAAGCTGAGAGTTTGAATATTGCCAGAGAAAACCGTAGGTACATTGAACAAGTAATTCAACCATCCTACGGTATCAGTAAAAACTGGAACAATCAATACCACAATGAGTGGGTACTAAAAGGAGGATGGAAATGACTAAAAGACAATTCGTAGACAGTAAAGGCAATACTTGGGAGTGGGAAGAAACTCCTGAAGTCATTGCAGCATTGAAAGTGTTGCATGAGACTGAGCGTAAACACGCAGAAAATGGTGGTGACTATGGAGTTGGTAAATGAGTGACTTTGCTTGGGATGATGGTTCTATCATGGACCAGATTGATGAAACAATCAAGACTCTAGGTTGGGAACCCACTGACGATATTGCTGTAGAGGTTGGTGGGACCTCCGTCTATGGAATTGATGGCGCTGGAACTAAATGGGCACCATTGAAGGGAACCCGTAAGTATAATAAAGATGCATTCATTGTTATCAAAAACAGGAGTCGTAATCCTGTAGTTCCCTCTCAAGCAAATCTAAATACTGGGGAGTAGAACTCCCCTTTTTTTATGCCTCTGAATGTCCCAGAAGCAAATAGTCGCACCTTTTTGAAGGTAATGAATGCCCTTGGCGGTGAAGACTATGCATACTATTCTTTTGATGTAAAAAATGTAGAGGCACCAGACTCAACGAAGAAGGTGCAGATTGCTCTGAAAGTTTTTGTACCTCAGAATAAAAGATTAGTAGCAACAGAACAGATTGCAGACGCTCTCCGTAATGATGGAGTGGATGTTCTGTCAAAAGAAAAGATGATGGATGTCATCATCCCAAACTCCGATGGCAAAAAGGTAATAAGAATTGAAGTTAAACCACCCTCTGGTGGTTCTGGTGCTGGTGCAGATGTCACGAAGATTGTTGAGTCTGCACAGTGTGTCTATGCTGCTATGCAGTATGAGTGTGGAGATCTGGATGTCATCACAGAGAAAGACTATGCCTGTGGAGCAAAGTTCTGTGATACCCCAGGAGTGAAACTAGAAGATATTATGTCGCTACCAAAGGAATGGAAGCAGTCTTCCTTGGTGGGTGCTAAGAAAATTAAACAAGTCATCGGCGGCAGGGCAGGAGAGTACATGTTTGTTCGCGGAGATGCTATAATTGAGGAAGCAATCAGCAAAGCGTTCGGTCGGGTGAAGAAACAGACCAACCTCTCATCAGAAGACAAATGGAATCCTGCTGACATTTGGATGTTGAGAAAGAGTATGAAGAATAAGATCGCAGAAAAGTTAAAGACAGAGGGAACTATTGATTGTCTGAACAATTACCTTCAAGAACTCAACGCATCCAAGGATATGATTGGGTTCTCTCTTAAGAAAATTGGCGGAACTCCTACTTTGAAATTGATCAATGGAGATACTCCAACAGAGAGAAAGAAAAAAGAGTCTGCTAACTTTGCCAAGTATTCTTTGACTTTTGATAATGGTAGAGCAGGTGATAAAAGGTATCCTATGGACCTGTACATCCACTATGGTGCTAACACATTTGAAAAGTTTCAAGCAAGAAACTTTGGTGGAGATTCTAAGGGAGACTGGAAGTTAGAACTCAAGGGTCAGTTTGCTGCACAAGGCAAAATTCAAGGAAAAGTGGTGTATAATTTACTTACTAATGCTGGGTTCAGTGGTCTTCCATCAGAGGCAGTGTGGACAAACTGCAGTCTTAAGGCACCAGAGTCAACAAAAAAATCTGTCACTGACGAGATCTATAAATTGTTGCAGAAGCATAATGCTCAGGGATTCCAAGCAAACAACAACACAAAGTCTCTCATCAATACTTTGCCCCAGTCCTGGAGGTTCAGTAAACTATGTGGTCTAAGATTCTTAGACTGGATGATGGGGTTACCGAAAGCAAAAAGAGACCAAGCAGTCAAGGAAATCTACCTATACGCATCTTCTCAATCTGATAAATCTTCTGTGTACTACAAATTATCATGAAAATTGATCTGTTTCCTACGCGAATTTACAAGTACAATCTCAATAACGAAGAGATGAAAAATAAACTTGTAAATCGGTATTATTCATGGAGGAATCTAGATGTTAATGATACTCCTGATGGTTGGGTTTGTGATGTAAGAACAGAATTTCATGGTGCTTTCCCTCCAGAGTATTCTGATCACTATCAAGATATTCTGAAGCAATGGAGAACAGATGTTGGGTTGACTGATAAACCATATATTAGTGAGATCTGGATGAATGCATATGAGGAGCAGCATTTCCAAGAACCACATACACATTTGCCTGGATTCTTTTCTGCTATTCACTATGTTCTATTTGACCCAGAGATCCATGAGTCAACAGTATTCCAAAACCCACAAGAGTCTGTTCATGCATTCATGTTTGATGATGAGTTTATGGATCCCAAACTGAATGAGCATCTACAAGAAAACTATGAAACGGATGTTCAAGAGGGTGACATCATCATCTTTCCTTCTCATCTGAGACACTTCGTAAAGAGAAACCCCACTAGAAAATTACGCATGACTGTATCGTTCAACATAAATAGAGTTGCGGAGTCTACACGACGAGTGTTTGCGTAATAATGAAAAGTTTCTTTCAATTTCTGAATGAGGCACAGACCAACGCGGCAAAGCAAGCAAAGAAGCTTGGTTTGAAGGGCGATGGTCATGGTTCATGGTTAGACGCAAAGGGTAGAATTGTCGGCAGAACCGTAGAAGGTGAGCTTGTTTTTACTAGTGGCAGAAAACCCGCCCAAGAAACAGATCCGACTCGTCCTGGTGCAGCAGCACGACAAGTCCCTCCCGAAGAAGGTCCTCCCCCCGATGGTCCACAAGGCGGACAGGGCGGCGCACCTGAAGAGGAGGAAGGAGAGGATGTAGAAAAGACTCGCGGAACTATTACTATTGGATTTGGTAGGTTTAATCCACCTACAATGGGTCATGAAAAACTCCTTGATAAGATCAAGGATACTGCAGAGGATGGTGAATACATTATCTACCCCTCTCACACTACTGATCCTCAAAAGAATCCTTTAGATTCTGAGACTAAGGTTCTCTTCATGAAGAAGATGTTCCCCGATCATGCTAACTCTATCGTATATGATCCGTCTATTCGTACAATTTTTGATGCATTAAAGAGCGCAGATGCCGAAGGATTCAGCAGTGTCAACATCGTGGTTGGTGGTGACAGAAAGTCGGAGTTTGAGAACCTGGCGAACAAATACAACGGGCAACTCTATCAGTTTGATTCGCTTAATGTCATCTCTGCAGGCGAACGGGATCCCGATGCTGAAGGCGTCGAAGGTATGTCTGCCTCTAAACTTAGATCCTTAGCAGCAGATGGTGATTTTGATACCTTTAAGAAAGGTCTTCCTAAAGCAGCAAAGGGTGTAGTTGCAAGAGAACTGTTCAATACAGTTCAAAGATCAATGGGTGCAGCTGCTGCCACAGAGGGTGTTGAACTCTGGCAGATTGCTCCTAAGTATGATCAAAAAACTTTGAGAGAGCAATATGTAACTGGCAATCTCTTTGGCATGGGTTCTTTAGTAGAGTCCCTTGTCACTGGATTGGTTGGTAGAGTGATGAGAAAAGGTACTAACTATGTTATTGCCGTCACAAAAGAAGGTATCATGTTCAAATCTTGGATTAGAGATTTGACTGAGTATGTCTCTCGCATCCCTTCTGGAGTGCCTGCACATAAGAGAGAAGTAGGAACTGATTCTTACAGAGAGTATGTTCAAAAACTTACTCCACTTGAGAAGGTTAAGTCGTTTATAAATAAAAGATAGGAGACTGTTGAGCTTTCAGGTTCGATGAAAAATTTTATTGAAGATAGCGCCGAATCGATCATGCTTAATAGCATGTCGAATGTTTTTGTCACGGAGAAGTTAGATCCCGTTGGACAAGAAGATGCTGATATTGATAATGATGGTGATTCTGATTCCTCAGATTCCTACCTGAGAAAGCGTCGTAAGGCAGTTGGTGCTGCTATTGCTGCTGATAAAGCAAAGCGCGTAAAGAAAGAAGAGATGGAACTTACCCTTCGTCAAAAGGTTGAGGGTCTATCCGAAAAAAAGTTGTATAAGTCCGAGAAGGCAACCACCTCGGACGAAAAAGAAACTGAGATCACAGAGAAGAGCGTAAAGAATAAGGTAGTAATCAATCCCGACATCGCTGAGGGTGTCCTTGATGCTGCAAAGAGTGCTGCCAAGGCAGTAAAAAAAGGTATCGATCAGGAGAAAAAAGTTCAGCGAGCAAGTGGAGAGACCCTTGATCGTATGAAGAGAATGACTCGTCATAAGCAAGACAAGTATGGTCCTTCTACATTAAAGCAGCGTTTGAAGACTGGTGCTGATCATGATATCGATGCTGAAAAGAAAGCTAAAGGTCTCAAAGAAGGGAACAAGAGTGGTGATTCTTCTTTGCATGACTGGTTTAGCAAGAGTAAGTCTTCTGATGGCAAGCCTGGTTGGGTTCAATTGGGCGGCAAATATGCAGGAAAACCCTGCGCCAAGCAACCTGGACAAACCACTAAACCCAAGTGTGGTTCCAGTAAAATGAAAGCAGACCTCTCTGATAAAGAAGAGGACAAAGCATTCCGTCGTAAGAATCAAGAAGATCCCAACCCGAATAGAAAGGGTAAGGCAAAGAATGTTGCTACTGAAGAAGTAGTAAATGAAAAAGCAGGTGAGAAAGATGCTTGCTACAAGAAGGTGAAGTCTCGCTACTCCGTATGGCCCAGTGCATATGCATCGGGTGCTCTGGTAAAGTGCCGTAAAGTTGGTGCTGCTAACTGGGGTAACAAATCCAAGAAGGAGGAGTTAGATCATGGACAAGAAACCATCGAAGAAAAAGCAGTCTCAAGGGCGCAGCAAAAGTTTATGGGACTTGTTAGGAGAGCTCAGAAGACAGGGGAAAGTTCCTCGCCTGAGGTTGCCAAAGTTGCGTCCTCCATGTCCAAGTCCGATGTAAAGGACTTTGCTTCTACAAAGCATAAAGGTCTTCCCGAAAAGAAAACCGTGAAGGAAGAAATTGCTGATCTCCTTGAGCGTACTCGTTATGCTAAGGAGACTGGCAAAGACTTTAAGACTGGTAACCCATCTGAGAAGGGTGGAACCAGAACTGGTAAGTCTGCTTTTGATCAGGTGAGTCGTACAATGCGTAAGACTGGTGGTGTGATGTCTTCCAGAGGTAAAGCAATTCAACCTCAAGGGAAGAAGAAAGAGAAGGGCAAGAAAGGTTACAAGGGGGTAACTCCTGTAGACAAAATTAAAAATAGACTTGCTCAGAAGAAAAAAGCACAACAGTCTAATCCATACAAAGCAAGAGCAGGTGAATCTGACTGAGCCTATATATTGAAGCGTAAGTTTTTAAAATCATGTTGGCATTTCTCCTTCCCCTGGCATCTAAGATCGTAGATGCTGCACTTGCTAAGCTTCCCAACGATGAGGAGCTCGGTGAGAAACTCGTAGAAATTTGTTTACACATTCTTACCAAGGCAGTTGCCTTGACTAAGACTGATGTTGACGACCAGCTTCTTGAGGTTGTCAAGAATGCTCTCCAGAAGCGCGAGGACGCTTGAGTTATAAATAATTGTATGAAAACTGTAGTTCGGGTGTAAGAACATGGCTCTCTGGGGTCTTAACGACAATATTGACACA